ATGGTCAACCTCTATCGAATGCCAAGCGGATCAGGAGCGCCACCACCGCCACCGGGAGGCGGCGGCACCGCACCACCGCCGCGCTGAATAGCCCGCTGCCGAGCCGCAATTACAATCTTCTCGTAATCGTTCACGGCATTCATAAACGCCTCTTCTGACGTTGCAGTGTCCATACGAGTCACGGCAGCGGTTGCCGCCTGCCCTTCCATGTTGGACAGCGCGCCCATGCCCTTCAACTGGTCAATTGCCGTCAAGAATGCTCCAGACTTGGCTTGCTCAACAAGGTTCTGGAAATCATAGCCGCCGCTGCCGCGAAGAATGTTTCCATAAGACGTAAAGCCAGTCCCTTGCTCACGATATGGATTTTCCCTGATTTGCCTAAGCAGGTCTAGCGCTTGATCCGCCGCCGAAATATCAGCCGGAGCCGAGAGCCTTTGCTCCGTTGTAATCTTCCCGCTTGCCGCTCCGGCGCTTGTCTCAAATGCCTTTTCCTGCGGCCCAAAGAACTGCGCACCATCCGGCGACTGCACTTCTCGGAATGAACCGTCAGACATTGGAATCCCGTATCTGACATTCCCATTTCTGTCCCGGTACATGATCGGCGCATAGCTTTGCGCCTGCGGAGCGTTCACCGGCTCAGGATCAGGGAGATACTGCCGCTGCAAATACTCTTGGCCAATCTGCGGATACGCCTTCACAATAGGCTGCATTTCAGGCGGGAACATCTCAAGCGCCGCTGCCTGATCGGCTTCTTCCTGCCTGCGCCGTTCGGCTTCCTGCGCATCCTGATTAAGCCGGTAGCCAAGCAAGGCTTCATCCATGTACTGGTCACGCCCTTGGTTGATGCCAGCAAGCGCCGCCTGCCCTACATCGCCAAGGTTGTTAGACCCCATGAGCGCAAAGCCAGCATTGGCCAAGCCATTCCATAGCGCCTGCTGCCGCATTTCGCGCGGATCAATGCCGAGAAGCGATGTCACTTCCGGCGAATACGGACTCTGAAAACCCAAAAGCCTTTTCATGTCTCACCTCAACCGAAAGGACGCCAGCCAAGACCGCCAGCCATGCCGAGAAGCCCAAGACCGCCACCGGCAACCTGTTGGAACATAGACGGCTGAGGCGTCTTGCTAGTCCCTATGACTGTCCCGCCATAGTTGCCGCCGATGTTATTCATGAACTGGCCAAGCTTGTTGTAGGGAAGCTCCTGGTAGAAGTCGAAGCGCGCCTTGGCATCGTTGATTTCATCCTGTGCCATTGCCTGCCGCTGCTGGCCAATCGCACCAAGAGCGCTAATGTCGGCATAGTCATTCTGTGCGAACATCGGAGCCATAGAAGCCGCCTGATCCATGCGGTTAAGCCCCTGCTGATACATGCTGGACGCATAAGGCGCGAATGCCTCAGTCAAGCCACGCGCGGCACTGTCCGCCTGCATCCCGCTGCCGTACCGGCCCGAACCCATGAACTGCGAATTTACTGACGGCAACACCCGCTGTTGAATGTTCTGGAATACCTGGCCCTCGTAGGGGTCGCCGGAATACTTGCCGCCCAGCACATCACGCGCATAGCCTTCCGCCTGCCTCATAGTCTGGTTGCCGCCCATGGCCCGCGCCCGCGTCATGTCCATTGCCTGATTTTGCTCAGGGCTAAATGGCGCTACGGTAGAGCCGGGATAATATGTGGGACTCGCCTGCTGATACAGCCTTGCCGCCTCATCCATTCCATATTTGATAAATGGAATCTGCGGAGACCAAGGGGAGGATTCCTGCTTCGTCTTTGTCTTCTCACTACCGCTGCTAAAAAAATCGCCCATGCCTAAAGCTCCTTTGTGAGCGCAACCGTCTTGACCTTGTAATCCTTCATGATCCGCTGCCAGCCGCGCCGTGCCGCCTCAACAATCATGGCATCGCATCCCTGCTCCTTAGCCCATGCTTCAATTGTGCCAAGGTGATGAATCCAGTTATTCAATCCCCGCCCACCGGCAAGCCATATGTTGCAGTATTTCGTCCCGCCACGGACGTAAATTTCAGTGACAAAAGCCGCCTCTATCCGATCCGGCGTTGCCGCTATCCATAGCTGCGCGGTCCTAAGCATCAAATGGCCCAAAACCGTTTGGATCGTCTCGCCACTCGTTAGCGCTGGCTTTAGAAGCGGCTCTACTTCTGCCCAATATGTCGGAATGAGATTTGCCGTCAGCCCCGTAAAGTCAACCTTCTCAGCCGATGACGGCATACCGGAATGACCTGTCAGCTTGCGCGTTGTTTGCATGTGTCACAATCGCAGAACCGTTGCTCATGTTGGCATCGGTAATGAACATGGTTCCCGCCGCAATCTCTGCCGCTGCATTGGCAGTGCGCGGATGCCACGCAATCACGGACTGCGGAGAAATGCGAATGTCTGATAGGGTTGAAGACGCCGCATTAGCCGTCAGTGTAAACTCACCGACATTGGCGGTCTTGCCAAGTCTCAGTGCCTGCAAAGCCTCAAGAACGCGCCTCATGTAAGACGTGACATGCTCAAAGCTTGAAAGCGTAACCGGGGGCGGCAAGTGAAGAAACGGCTGAATAGGCATTACTCACCGCCAAGCATTTTTGACACTGGCCAATTCGGCGCTTCCTTGGCAAGATCAGCAAGGGTCTTCCCAAGAGCCGCCGCCCTGTCCTGTTCCGCCTTCAACGCCGCACTGGCTTTTGCCTTCATGCCCTGCAAATCTTCTGGCGAGTACGGGAAAGCAGGATAACCTTGCTTTGCAAGCTCCATGCGCCACCTATCAAAAGCCTGCGCATTCGGCATTGCCAAAGGTGTTTCAATGCCGGTTAGCTCATCAAGAAAGAAATTCCATTCCTCGGAACTAGCTTCCACCATCTGCGGAAACCACTCTCCAAAAAAAGGAACTATGTCTCTCCGATCCACGTTCATTTGTATTTCTTCTTATCAAACGGCGGGGGCATGATGTACGGAGGCGCAACCGGGGGCGTGAAAGCCCATGATTGCGAATACTGCGGAAATGACCAGTTGATTTGCGGCTCCTGTTCCTGCTGCACCGGAGGCTGTTCATTGCGCGCCTTACCATTGCCGCCGCCCATACCGGGTGCATAATTCCCAAGCATCATCTGATCCTGGTAAATGCTATTCATCTTGCCACCTGAAAAAACAGGAATGCCAAGACTGTAAAGGAATGAACCAATGCCCGTTTTTTGAGGCCCCGGATTGAACTGGAGCCCAAACGGAAACCCGTCTTTCCCTTGCTTGTTTTTTGGAGGCCTCATAGCGTCACCTAAACCTAAAATCACGAGTGTTTGCATTGTTCCAAGTTCGGCTTACATTCCGGTTGCCAAACTTGGCCATTTTGTTGCTTTGGACAGCACCAGATTGAGACATTTTGTTATTGTCTGCCGGAACCCGGTCATTGTAGAGTTTTGCGCTGCCATTGCCGCCAGATGGCGGACTATTACTATGTTGAGGCCCAACGCCTTGTGCCGGATCAGTACTCATGTTCCAGCCTGTTGCGCCCCAGCCATTGTTAAGCCAGCTATCTCCGCTTTGAATGTTGTTAATTCCAGTGCCTGGTACATAATTATTATTAAACGGCGGATTGTATCCGGGGGGAAGTGGCGTTTGAGTGTTTGGCCGATAAATCGGCGGATTTGTGTAAGGCACTTGTTGTGTTGGCCATGTTGCTTGACCTGGCCAAGGACCACCAATAACTGGCGTGTCGTCAAGCGGCGGGTAAGTATACATTGTAGGAAACGCATATGGATCATATGCTGGCGCACCAGCGGGATGCGGTCCACTAGGCTGCGGTGTTGTCTGCGGACGCATCTGCTGTTGCATCATTGCCGCGCCCGCAAAAGCATTCGGAGCCTGTACACTGCCGCCCGCGCCGGGAAACATCTGCGACCCGTCAAGGTTGCGAAAGTTGCTATAATTCTCCATGGTCGGCCTCATACCGAACCCACCACCCTGATTTGAGATTGTGGTGTATCCGGCTGCCATCTGCCCCGGCTTGCCAAATGCGGTGTTGCCATGCCATGTCGCGCCCGTCTTGAGACCTAGACGGCTGTCGCGCGTCTGCGCCCGCTGGGAAGCGGTAAGGCCATCTCTGCCGCGAAGGTTGCTGCCCCACCCGCCCATGCCATTTGCACCAGCGTTGCCGCCCCAGCTTCCACCGCCGCCCCACCCGCTATTGCCACCACCGCCGCCGCCGGTGTTGCCGCTACCGCCAACCCCACCCTGTACGCCGCTATTCGTTCCGCCACCCTTCCAAGTGCTGCTTCCAGACTGTGAGTCACGCCAAGACATTATCGTTCTCCCATGCTTGAGAATTTCACATCATCAATTCCGCGCGCAAACTGCCATTGGCTGTTAGCCGGAATGCTGATCCGCGCCCGATGATACCGGCCATTGACCCGCGCATCACATACGCCATAGGCATTCGCCGGAACTGAGACCCCATACGTCACCGACTGGCTGAGGCTGTTGCGCTTACCGACAACCATAGACGGCACAACGTCCTGACCCTCTACCAATGGCTTTAGCGCCCGGAACAAGCTCCTACGCCCCGGCGCAAGCTGAAAATCACCCGTTTCAATCGTCGCGGCTAAAGGCAACCCGGTAAACATGCCCTGCCTGTTTGACGTGTCAAACGCGCTGAGAAGCAAGCGCCCGGACCCGGCCCAAAACCGGCTATCCATCGGAAAGGGCAACCCGTCAATCGTGGCAGACACGGCGTTCATGCCGTCAATGGTGTAAGTTGCCTGTGTCGCCGCCGTGTAGACAAGCTGATGCTGCTGGCTAACCCGTGACCATTGCCCGCTAATCCAGTTGTAGACCAGCAACTGATCCGCAACCCCGTTTCCGGTATTGGAGGCAAAGCCCACCACGTAAAGCTTGTTAATCGGATCAATCGCAGCGCTGATCCGGTATAGGTAAGAGGAATCGATATTCCCCTCTAACCACCTATCGACCTTCTCCGAACCAATCGGCACAAGCTCCGCGCCGCCGCGAAGCATGTAGAAACCATCATCAGAAAGGAAGAAGATCAAATTCTCGTAACTGGCAATAGACCCTTCGGCGCGGCATCCTAGGAAATTCGTGATCTTGTCAAACCGGAATACCGTAGGAGGCCCCTCAAAGCTCATGCGCTGAATTGCGCGCTCTTGGAAAACCACGCCATATTCACCCCCGACAAAGCCCATAATAGAGCCGCCTTCGGGGAAGTCCTGATAGTCGCTCAGTGTCGTGGCGCTTGCTATCCAATCGGCAATGTTGCCGATGGCGGACCACCGAATGCGGTTGTTCGCCGTGGCGTTCTTCGCCAAAATGCCAAACTCTCGAATGGTTCCCGCGAAAGCCGATTGCGGGGGAGAACCGCCAAGATTGGAAAAGTTAGTAGCGCTCGCCATGTTGAAGACCTGGGGCGCATCCGTACCATTCGCCGCTATGAGAAAATCACCAAACTGCGCAAACGTCCATCGACCATCCGCGGCTGTTGAGTAAGCGCCACCTGTTACACGTGAAACATCTGTCCAAGCCAAGCCATTGGTATTTAGCCGGTAAAGCTTGGTTCCATCGCCGCAAAAGTTGAAGATCGTTCCATTCAAAGCCCGAACAGATACCGCGCCACGAACCGCGCCGGTAATTGCAGATGCAATGTTCGCAAATGCCGGGAACGGGCGGAAGCCAGACAGTGACGGAATGACATTCAAGGCTTCTCTCGAAGACCCTGTTTCAAATGCCGCCGTGTCTGGCAACCATGGCGCAAAAGGGATCATCTGCCGCCCTCAATCCGTTTCAGTTCTTCCGCTTGCGCCGGGTCCATGCCTTCCAGAAGGTTGTATCCCAGCATCGCAGAAGCACCGGCAATGCCGTACTTGCGGACAATCTCAATTAGACGTTCATCGAAGACAACGTAGTTCCGGGTTCCATCACCAGCGCGGCGTGATCCGGCGTCTAGATACTTAATGCCGGGGATGCCCGCTTCGCGGAGTTTGGTTGATGCTTCTGCTGCTGTTTGGCCCAGCATTCCACCGCGCCCACCAAGCAACGCCTCCATTGACGTTTCAGCCATACCGCCCTCTGCCATTCTCCATGCCTTCAGGGCAGAAGTCAGTTGCCGAGGTCCGTTGTCATTTGCGCGGAGATAGCCTTTATCCTTGAGCGCCTGCCTGACAAGTTCGGTCATTTGTGGCGGCTGCTCACTCAGCGGCTTGTCCCAGTCTAGGAACTGCTCAGGATCGGCGTTGATGTTGACTTCGTACATGGAGCCGGGCGTCCATTCGCCGGTCTGCTTGAACTTTTCCAGAAACCGCAAATCTTCCTCAACGGCGCTTGCATAGTTGTCGGCACCTCCCGCCCGATATTGCGCTGCCTTGGCTTTTGCCGCTGCAATGGCAGCGTCAATATCGCCACCCGCCTTTTCAAAACGGCGGCGCGCGCCATCTGTGCCAGACTTGGACAGGGTGTCCCGATACCCCTTTGCCACGTCTTCATTCTCAGCAAAATACAGCCCATGCCCATAAGCCTGCGCACCCTCGCCAGTGCCGATCTTGCTCATGTCAAAGCGTTCAAACGAATGCGGCGAACCATGGAAAGCGCGAATGCCCTTCTTCGGAGAAGGCCCAGGTATGCCAGCCATGCCAAGCATCAGCCCAGCCGTTCCGTAATTCCCAGCGCCCGCCTCCCGGCCCGCGTCATATACATCAGCCGCCGCGCCAACCGGAGTAAGCGAAAGAACGTCCATGACCTTTTCGGCCCGCTGCTGCCCTGCCCGGTCATCCGAAAACATCATGCGCCGGAGCGCATCAGTCATGCGCTCGCCAACGGTCGGGGTGTAGCTTGTCATCACCGAACCATCGCCCAAAAGCGCATTGTAACCGAGAAACCCGCGCTTTTTAGCCATAGCGCCACCGATCCATGTTGTAGCCATGACGGCCAAACGGCAAATCAGCCCGCAAATACTGCTGCGGCTCCCTAAGACGGTTTTCCCTCCTCAAGCCGTCATCAGCCTGCTTCTCGAATACCGCATACCTAGCCGCCATTTCATCGCTCAACAGGATGTTGGCACAAAGCCGCTTTTTCGCCGCCTGCCGGATCAATTCTTCGCAATCGCTTGTCCAGGCGTTGTCATCGCCATCGGCCGACAACTCAGCAAGCTTGTAAATGTAGCTAACCTTGATGCTCTGCACCGCTTCAGGAATGGGATAGAGCCTAATCTGGTTTTCAAACCGGCTATACAGCCTAGGCGTCCCTGTCACGCTGCCATCTTGAACGTCTTCAATCGTTTCATTCGCCACGCCTTCAATGCTTCCAATCCCGTCAGTAAGCGGAATGCGCATCGAAGAAATGCGAACCATATTCGGAATGTCTGCCAGCGCCGCCGCACCATAAAGCTCTTGCGCGGCCACCGTCGAAAATGTCGCCACCTTCTGGTTGAACCAGAAGCCATCCGCCTCATAGTCCTTGATTGAGTCCTTAATCGCGTTATTGATCTGCGCTGCGGTGATGTCACCGTCATTCGCAAGCTCATCCGCAATTCGGTTTCTCATGTCTAGATAAGTCGCCATGAAGCCCCCTATGGGAAAGGGTGGAGCCGAAGCCCCACCCTCTTATCGTTACGCAGTGCCGGTGAGGCGCGTTGCAAGACGCGGATCAATGGTGCGGCGGCCATACAGCACGTCAAGACGCCACTTGGAAATGTCGTTCGTGCCATCATAGACAGGAATGACACGCACCGAAATTCCCTTGTAGCTCTGACGGGCCGCACCATAAGCACCCTGCGGCAGTTCCATGGGAACCATGGCCAGCGCAAAGGCGTTCTTGTGATACACAAGATTGGTACGGTTAGACGCGCTGGCAGCACCCACCACAGTAATCGTGGCATTGTCCGCCGGGATCGCGCTCACAGTCTGGTGAGGCCCAGAAGTGATAATTGGCGGCGAAACCGTCAGAAGGGTTTCGTTCGCCGTGGTCGCGTTGGCAGTCGCGGCAGTCGTGATGACAAACTGCTGCAGAATGCCGGTGGACGCCTTGGTTTTCGGATTGACCATAAACACGCCGTCAATCGTAAACACAGTGCCAGCGGTAAGCGTACCGGAAGCCGACCAACCGTCAGTCGAAAGGCTCATGGTCCAGGTATTCTTCGCCGTGTCATAGCTCACGCTATTGGCAGCGCCACGAATGAGGGGCGTACCGGCAGCAGTGCCGTTGACATGAGTCGGAATAACCTGGGACATCATGGTTTCAATGCCGCCCACCTGTCCAAGGTTGCCCTGCCGATAAGCGCCACGGGCATCATTGGAAATGTAGAGGCCGGTCAAAGAACCCAGCATGCCAGCATGATCGCGGGGAGACAAAACCGCATAGCGGCTGTCTTCCGGCACGGCCATTTCGTTCAGTCGTTCCGCCGACTTGTAAAAGTCATCGAACGAGTTCACCACCTGCCCGGACTGGCCAACCCAGTTGTACACAGCCGGATAGAAGGTGTTCATGCAGTCCTGCGCAATCGCGTTCACAAGATTGCTCATCGCAGGCTTCAGAACCCGCTCAGACATCTTGCTCACCGAAAGCGTGAGGTCAGTTGAAGTGAACTCAAAGTCGATACCGCGAATCTGATCCACGGTGAACGTCACCTTGCCTTCGATCACGTCCTGAGGCGAGAGCGTAGCATTTGAACGCACCGTGAAGTCAGCAGGACGGCGAACCGATACGGTAGCGCCCTTCTTGTAACCGTTCACCGTGTCGGAGTATTCCTCCTCAAGTGGCCGGTAGAAAGTATCGAGAATGCCAAGCTGATTTTCCAGCAGGACAAGCGATTGCTTTGCAATCACATCAGCAGTAAGTGTCGTGTTCGCCATAGCGAAACTCCATCTATTGGGAACCTGTCGCCGTCACGGCGAGAGAGTTCATTGTTTCTACTTGATACGCCCCGCTTTCCATGCGGCTGCGTACTGTTCCATGTTCATATCTGCCGGGTTGCGCGGATAGGAATTTGCTCGTGCAGCCGGTACCTTGGCGGCTGGTTCTGCCGCTGGCCTCTGCTGCGCCTTGCGCTGCCCTTCAAGATATTTGACACCAAGCCGCATCAGGTTGAGACCCTTAATCATGAGAGGGTGGCTTGTGTTTTGAAGCTCCTCCATGGTGAATCCCATCTGCAAACCGAAGTCGGTAAGCTCCTTGCTTTTGGTGCCATCGAATTTTCCATCCCAGCCATACTTGGGGTCTGGCTTGGTGAGGTTTTCCATCGCCCGCTTCATCACGATTGCAGTTTCCTGTTCGCGGTGAGAAGAAAGCTCGGATTTGCGCCCCTCTACATGCTGAGAAAGGCGCTGCTCGTAGTCTCGAAGCTGCGTAGCTTCCGCCTGCCATGCCAAAGCCTGTTGAGGATTTTCATGGGCAAGCTGCTGCCAGTTCACATTCTGAAACTGCGAAAGACGCTCGCGAATGCCGTACAGTTGCGCTTCCTCTTGGAAAAGCGCCTGTCGGGACTGCTGTTCCCATTCCAGGGCTTGGCGCTGAGTTTCATACTCACGGCGCTGCTCGGCGATGGCTTGCGTCTTCTGTGTGTAGTCGGCTTGCATCATCATGCCAGCCTTGATCTTCTCGGCAATCGACTTTGGAACCCTCAAGGGGTTTCCGTCTATGTCAAGTTCTTCCTCATCTTCCGGCGTTTCCTCCTCGCCTTCCGGCGCTTCGGTTTCACCCTCATCTGAGGCTTCGGCGGTTTCGACTTCCTTTTCCGTGTCCTCATCGGTCACGAGTTCGGGATTGGTCGCGTCTTGAAGGTCCATCTGGAGTCCTTTCGGTTGCTCGCTGGGAAAGCACCGCCATCACGGCGGGGCACTCGCGGGTTAGTCCGCGAATTAGTTAGAATGCCATTAGCCATTCATCTTCTTGAAGCGCCTGCAATCGAAGGCGCTGCTTGCGTTTGGCTAGCCTGATCGCCTTGGAAAGGCTGGCGTCATTTTCCATGCGCCGGAGTTCGGCAATCACATTCGCAGCCGGGCGAACAGGGATAGGCGCGGTGCGCGATGGCTCAAAGTCCGCATTGGCGATGATCGCCGCGGCGTCGATCGGTTCCCGCTTGCGCTTTTTGCGCGGCTTTTCCTTCTCAGGAGGCGGCCCGCCATAGCCAAAGAATTGCGGCGCTGGCTGCCCACTATAAACCAGGTTGGCGTTGTCCCCGTTGTAACTGTAAACGCCACCTTCCGCAGTGAGCGTATACGCGCCGCCCGGAGCATAGGTTAGATTGGCATTATTGCCGCTATAGGAGTACGTTCCGCCATCAGCGACAAGAACGCTGTTGTAGCGAAGGTTTGCGTTGTTCCCGCTATAGGAGTAGGTTCCGCCGTCCGCTGCAAGGGTGTAACCACCTACCGGCGTATAAGTCAGATTGGCATTGTTGCCTGAATAGCTATAAGTCCCGCCGTCAGCGACAAGCGTATAAGAGCCGCCCGCCGCTTCGGTCA